TCCATGAACCGAGTGATACGAACATCTTGGCCTTCTTCCTCGCGCTGCGCGAGCAAAGACCAAGCCTGAGGCGAGCGGAAAGCCTCGCCTTCAACTTGCGGCACCGAAGTAGAGCCGATGAGTTGATTTACAATTTGTCCGAAGTAGGCATCGAGTTTAATGAACCCTTCAACATTGCCGTCCATTTTCTGTTCGAGAACAGTCCATCCAGACGGGACAATAATAGTAGAGCCTACCACGGACATTCTAAAAGTGTGAATGCGCTTAATGTCGCCCTGCACAAGCGTTTTGCCAGATAGGATGAGACGGTCAACAACCTCGTTGCGCGTGCGGTCAATCATGCCCGCGAGTTCGTAAATATCCCGGCCTACGCCTTTGCTTCCATGCAAAGTTCCATTTCCTTTTTGAAAGGAGAAAAATGAGAGACAACTCTCAGTCGAATCGAAGCGGTCGTCACGATGGAAAATCTCCTGCATTTCAGGACCCGCAACGCGGTAATGTGAAACCTTACCGGATACTTCGCGAGCGAGCAACGAATAAACAACGATGACCGATGCCCCGGCCATGTAACTAGCACCGATGGTGAGTTCTCGAAGTGCGTTCTGATACCACGTCTCAAGCGTTCCACCCACATTAAGCCGGTCACGAATTTGGATAGGTGACGCACGATTGATTGCGTCACGACAGTTCGCCAAGGACCATCCGGCGTCTTCGGCGGATTGGGGGTCTTCTTTAATTTGAGCAAAAAGTTCATGAGGTAGATAAACTTCTTTGAGCACGGCTATCTGAGCCCAACGGACGTCAGCCTTGGTCCCATCAGCAACGAAAGATTCGTCCTGCTTGAAATGCTTCGGAAACCAACTGTATTCATCCAACCACGCGCAGATGGTATGTCCAAAAAGGGCGTTATCGAAAGCGATATCTTCAATGAGCGTCCGAAATCCTTTCCGAGCCCGAATTGTTTTGGTGATAATTTCACGAAACCGTTCAGACTTTTGGGTCGCGTTCTGGTTCTTATTGGAAAGGGAAGCGTTGGTGAAATACTTGAGACCGTCTATGGCCGAGACGAACCGGGGTGCGACTTTTTCAATCATCGCTGGCAGCGGCTTCGTTGTAAAGTTCGAGCGCCAGCCGAAACCTTCGGCCTCCAGCTTGTAAGCATCGTACGGTCGTTCGGCGTTATACTTCGCAAGGATTCGAGAGTTGACGATGGAACGATTTCTCCCCGCCATCACGACCGTTTTAATAACGTCGCGGGCCATCCCAACGTCTGCAATAGACTTCTGGGTCGGCTTACCGGACTGCAATCCAATCGCGGGCGACTGAATGACCCCGCCAAGATAATTGGCCGGATAACCCGAGGTATTAAGACTGCTGTATGGGCCGGTATCTTTAGACATTTTTACTCAACTAGAAGTTACGCGTTTACGCCAAATTCGCAACCAGCGTTTGTCCGGGCATTGTTCTGTGGTCAACATCACCTTGGCCTCAGCCAGACAACCACACCGTCGGCATTGGCCATCTTGGAACTGCGGACAGGGTTTGCAGATGCTGTATCTTTCTGCCTGTTCACGAGGATTGCACAGCGTCCGATATCCCCGGAGCCGCGCCCACTTGAGAAAAAGGATTGCCTTGATGAAAGTGAAAATCATATTGTGCGTTTTCTCCAGCAATGCCCTGGCAGCGCGGCACTATCTATCGTTGGGCGTTCGAGCCACACAGCAACCCCGTTGTCTTCGCCGGTTTCAGCGCATCCGTGTAGTCTTGCGTCCTGCCTTGTTCGTCCGAGGATTTCTTTACGAGCCTCTCCAATCGCCTGCTTGCAAGAACCACATCCTTTTCCAATCTCCGTGTTAAGAGAACATCCCGCACAAATTGTTGCGCGAGCGCGAGCGACTTCATCGGGAACACAGGGCGATTCGTTGTTTGCTTTCGCCAGAGCAAGCCACTGTAAGACGCGTGACTTGAGCGAAGCGCGTTTAGTCTGTTCCGCGCGAACACCGTTGTCGTTCCGACATAGGCCAGGGTCTCGCGAACAAGCTTGGTCAATGACTTCTTGTGGCGGATTTCCCGGCGGAATCCCCGCGCGTTTGCGATAGTTGGCAACACGAGAAACGACGCCAAGCCAAGTCTGGCCAACAATCTTTGTGCCGTCCGACTCTTGGAAATAAAATCCGCCCTTTGGGTAGATGTTAGGATTTAAAGTCTGCATTTTCTCAAAACATTTCCCCCATCTCCGTCGGCAGCTTCATAGACTCGTCCAAATAATCATGACGATTACTTTCATCAATGCGAGCGCCTCCCGGATAACGTGCTTCCACCCAAGAATCATCGAGGTCTCCGGGAACATCAATGTTATCGCCTCTCATTGACAGTATAAGACCGCTGCCCTTTCGGGCGGCGTGAACCAAGAGCGTCAAGGAGTCTGCGTCATTGGGGGAACTAAAACCGCGACTCGTGTAGTCTCTCTTTGACTCCACTTTAGTCCTACCTCCGGAGGATTTGAAATTGCGCTGCGTTAGCTGCGGCGCAAGCTTTGCTAAATCCATTGCCGGGGACAGTAGAAAATACCCAAACTCTCCCCAAGCACGGAGCGCGAACCACAACTCAGTTGCCATTCGGTCGTATTGTTCTTTGCAAGTTTTGGTGTCTTCCGCCATCAACTTTTGTTCAGACGCGGACTCCGAATAGTTCAAGTCGTGAATCAACTGAGACCATTCATGTTTTATCAAGTCCGCCGTTCCTGCGCCGTGGCCCGTCCGGTCGCATGCGTAGTAGTCGCCCCTGACGCCCGCCTTCCGATTAATAGAAATGATGGCCTCCTTCATTACAATCGTGTCCCCCTTGGGAAGAACAAACTGTTGGGTTGCCATAAGACCCCACCGGGGGATGACTTGCTTGGCGCGGTCTTTGAACATTACCGTATGGCCTTTGGGGAATTCGATGGACGGAGGAAACTTAATGCCCGTCGCACGGCCAAAAAGTCCGAGCGTATGGACTGCTTCATCGCCTCCGTCGAGAGCCAAGTCAGTAGCAGCAACAGGCGATGGGTCTTCATACCAAATAAACTCGCCTTTCCATTTTGGAAACATTCCCGCGGGAATCACCGTCGCCTCGATGCCCGTGGCCGGATACATTCCGCGCCCCATCGTCTGGTATCCCGGCGAATTGCGTCCGCCTGCGTTCAGGGCAATAGCTTCGAGCCCAGACCGAGTCTGGAGACCCGGGAAACGTATACGCCCTTCGAGGACGTTCTCAGAGCGTTCTCCGTCGAGACGCAAAACAGACCAGCCGCGCTTGGACTGCCATCGGAAATGTTCATCGGGATTGACACCTTCCCATCCAAATATAGGCTCCGAACGTTTGCCGACTTCGTCGTAAGGATTTGTAGGATTGTAAGCGCCTCCGATTTTAAAACCTTGCGCCCCCTTTTCTTCGATTTCAGACAGGACGTTGTCAACGTCTTTCCAGACGCCCTTCGCAATATTCTCAATTTCGTCGAGAAAAATAAACATGCGGGACAGAGGACCGAAGACAGGATGCGGGGTGGGTCGAGGAATACGGTGCCCGCCTTGGAGCCGCCCGGCTTTGATGTTGTTGCCTTTCGGAATTACCACGCCTTTGATTGCCGAGGTTTGATTACGGCGACTCAAGCCGATAAACAACTCGCCGATTTCTCCAGGCATCGGAATAGAGGCTTGGTTATGAAGGTTAACCAGGTGAGAAAAAAGATTTCCCTCCAAATGGTCCTCACTGGGTCCCAATACCCGGATGGTTGTGAACCGGGGGTCGCGAACCCATTCCAAGAAAAAGTAGACGCCCGTCGAAAAACTCTTGCCCATCTTGGCGGCACCTTCAATCAAAAACATCGAAGACTCATCCACGAGACTCCAAACTTGCTTCACCGAGTTCGGTTCACAAGTGAACTGGTTCGGCGTCCACAATATTTGCGCCGCTTCCTCTCGACCGTTGTTCTCCAGCAATTCGTGAAGATAGGGAGTCAAGATAGGCCAAGCTTGCGCGGGGTCGTGCGAGCGAGCCTTGAACTTGACTCGGAAGTAGTCCGCAACCAACGCAGCGGCGTCGAGTGGTTTTTCCGAGTGAAGGAACTTCGCAACCTGTGCGGCCAGTTCTTTAGCTGGTCCCGCCGAAAGCATTACAGTGGCCTCCCGCAACCGAGGACAAAATCTTCGGAAGTCCCCACTGGGAAGCGAACAAGAGAAGCTTCACGCCATCCCTGTTTTCCGTGGGCCACAATTCTCCGGGGTCCGCGCTTGTAAGAAAAATTGATGACATAAGGCGAAAGCTTGAGCGAGCGCCCTTGCTTACTCGCGCCGTTGAAAATAAGTCGAGGAGTCCAGCCGCGATTCTTCCACGAGCGAACCCAGACCCGGAGCATGTGCGCCGAATCCTCAGAATAGTCTGTGAACACTTTCACCAACTAATAGTCGCCCGAGTTCGGGGCGACTGCCAGTTAGTGCGCAGCGTCTTTCATGATTTGAGAAATAGGGCGAATCCTGCTGCGGTCCCGGAGAAGGCTGCGGAGGTTTTCTGCTGTCCAAAGTTTTCCGTATCGAGTCTTGATATTGTTCGCGTTTAAACTACAAGCAATCTGCTCCGGGGTATGGCCCTTGACCTTCCAATCCTTTATCGTCGCGAGAATGGTATCCTCGCCGGGCCGGAAGCCGTAAGGTTTCCTGCCTTCGCATCTTCCAGTTTTCGCCCTTTTGTTCAGACGTGCGCGACGCAACCGATGGCAAGAGTTAGCCTTCTCGAATTCTGCGAGCACGCCCAGCATCTGGCGTTGCATGTTCAGATAGTGGTCTCCAGAATCAGCCGCGTAATCGAGAAGCGTTCCGTTCTTACAGACATAGAGTTTGATACCCGCCTTACGAAGCTGGACGATGGCCGCTTCCTGGACCATGACGGTCCGAGCTAATCGGTCGCAACTCTCTACCACAATAGCCGAAATTATTAATGCCTTCGGCTGCTGGAAGTGAGTGAGTTCGGCGGCAATTTCGCGGCGTCGCACAATCTCGTTCACCATCTGCATAAACTTGGGCCGTTCCAAAGTATCGGCAGTGCCCGTAATACATTCAAAGTACTCTCCGGTGTGATTAAGACCATGGCGAGAGCAAAAAGCCGCTATGTCTTGGCGCTGACGGTCGGGGCCTTCTTTGTCCACCTGACCCATTCCAGACACGCGAACGTATGAGGCGACGTTTTCCATTTTATTTTTCTTTATCCCGGGTCAGGTATAAGAACGGGAGTATTATTACTCCCCAGAACCCACAAGCAAAATAGACCGCTACCACCGGAATTCCTAAAAATAAAATAATTGGGAGCAGGATAATCATTCCGATTACACCCCCGACGGCTGCTCCGATTATTGCTCCAAGAAACGTTGCGATACCCTCTATGATGCCCATTATAATACGTCCAGGAACTCCCATCTCCGGTTTCGGGGCGGGCATCGGTTCAAAACTAATTACCTTTACATTCATGTGCCAAAGATGACACACAAAGGACTAAAATGCAAGCCTTATTTGTAACAAAAACTAGCCAGTTTTTGTTAGGTCGAAATATAGTAGAGGAACCGGAGCAATGTGCTGACCGGCTTGTCCTGAAGCCGTTGCTGGACATTCAACTGCTTATCAAAGGTCCCGACGGAAAATCCGCGGGAAAGTTCGTAGTTGATTTGAGCGTCAAGTGGCAATTGTTCAGCCGAAGATTTTACGAGCCAATCGCGAGCGAAGACGATATGCGAATTCGGCGACACGAGAACGGCGATGATGAAATCGAGCAGAGTTGTAATGGGCGCGTTCGCGATTAGGTCTTTGAACTTGCCCTTGGTCTCGAACCCAGACCTGTCGGCGGCGCGGCCAACCAATTCGACAATGTCGTCATGGATGCCCGAGGGATACACCAGTTCCGGAGCCGTGCCCACTTCGAGCAGCGTTATGGCCTGCAAAATGTTTGCGCGGTCAGTTGAATTCAATGTGATTGCCATAAAATTTCTTATTTACCCGGCAGCCCGGGTATACGCTTAGTAGTTACCTGTTTTTTGGATTTTCAAAAGGTCACAGATTTAGGCGCAGACCAATCCGAAAGCCTCGCCCCAAGTGATGTAGCCCACGCCGTTTGAATCCCCACTTCTTGGCCTGCCGAAAATCCGGTATCTGAATTGATTGTGCCCAATATCGAGAGCGTCATCGTTTCTATAATTACGGACGGACTAGATACAAGAAAAACGCGGGCCAGCATTGTCGTAACGGGTGCCCCGGGTCCGGACGATATAGACGTTGCAGACACGTCGATTCCCAATTTTCCAATCGACCAATCTCCCGAAACCGGGCTTGAAAACAGAGAGTGCGCGGTAGGTCTTCGAAAGCATCGGTTTCGGTTTCGATTACTCACACGGCGCGCTTGTAAAGTTCTCCGGTGCCGGATGCGATGACGATTGACTTGATGTTACCGGCAATCTGGTCTCCCGCCTTCACGGTCGCGCCGCCCGGAAACGTCGAGCCGTCCGTATAAGACACGGAAGTAACGACGGTGTCCGTCAGGGCGTGATAGACTCCGAATAGCCCGGTGAAGGTGCCCGCGCCGGTGACAGCGTCAACGCCGTTCCCGCCGAGTCCAACAGAAAGTAATTCGGCAATCTTCCAAAGCAGCCGTTGCGCTGTGTCATCGTTCCGAGGTTGAGACGGCCCAAAGGTCCGGGCCGGATAAGGTAATTGTGCCATACAACTAACAGTTACTTCTTTTGGGGCGGGGCGCCAAAGAAAAGCTGGAAAAAATCCAAAGGTGGATTGGCCGCAACTTCTTTTTCGCGGGCTTCAATTAAGTGCAAAAGTTCCCGCGCGGGGGGATGCAAACACCCGTGTAATGCCCAGCCTAGATTTTCTTCCTCGGCGGCATCCTCAAGCACCCGGGCGGGAACATAGAGAGAAACGCCGGGCCCAACATAAATCACAACAAGGCCGATTACCCAGCCTTTGTCATTAAACACCGGACCGCCCGAGCAACCCGGAGCTATTGCAAAACTTCCCTGGTCGAGCAAGCAGTCTTCATTTTTTACCCTGACTCCATTTTGTGAAATAGCTCCAGACTCGAATGACGTATCAAAATTTGGACCGAGAACATTACCAACGTGCGTAATTTTATCACCCGGTTTGCCGGGGGTTCGGGAAAAAACTGCGCTTCCAAACTGCGCTGGGTCTCCTTCAATCAAAAGCAATGCGGCGTCCTGATGAGGCAGTACTTTTATTACATGAGCCTCGCAAACGTACTCACCGGCTTTGTGGCCCTGAAAGCGATAAACTCGATGGACTTTGACTCGTGCAGATTTGTCCACGACATGCGCGGCAGTCCAAGCAAAGCACATGTTGCCGCGAATGATAGTGACTGCGCTACCCCAACCGTCCTCGGTTTCAACCAAGACCGTTTGAGAAATTTCCCTTTCCGGGGAAGGCGGCTTCAAAACGCTTATGCCGATAAGCAGTGCGAGGACGGTCGCAAGCACCACAGAGGCGGCAGCCTCAACAATATTCCATCGCAATCTACTTTTCTTCTTCATCTTAATATCCCAAAGCAACCTACTTTTCTTCTTCATGTCGAGCTAACCGCAACCATTGTTTGAACCAGTCACTGTCCCACCAAAAAGAAGAGGTATCCAGTTTACGCCGGATACCCCCCCGTCGCCACTTCGGCAATTTGACTTTGGTCAATATCTAGTGGCAACCTGCGCACAGTTAGAAGTTACCCAATTTCCCAAGTTCCGTCAGCATGTTGTCGCGAACGATAGAACTTATTTGAACAAGCGCGGACGTGCGGGTGCGTCCCGGGGGTGGGCTCGGTCGAACGATACAGCAGGGCGGCGGCGAGACCGGCCTCGATAAGTCCAGTGAGAACGATGATAAGATGCAGAGGTTCCATTGTTTCAGGGTTTGGTGTATTTAGAGAGGTCGAGCGTGCGATGATGGTCATTACAATTGAGTGTCCAAAGGGTCTTGCAAATAGCCTTACCGGACTCAGGCGCAAGCAAAGCGAAACAAACATCATTGTTGTCGTCATACTGGAGCCGGACAAGTGCCTTAACTGGTTTATCGTCCCGAATTTCAACCTCCACGAAACATGCCTCGTCGATTTCGACGAGGTCGCCGTCCGGGATATTAATGACTCCGCCCTTGACCCATTTGCGGCACTCCGGGCGCAAACATTGGGCGGTAGAATGGCGGGTGTGCTGGATAGAGATGGCGCCGAGCCAGGGAGTAATGGCACCAACGGGAAACCCTAAGGACGCGTGAAAAAGTCCGTTCTTCATAGGAAGTAGGCGACGGTTTCGTAGCGTCCTGAATCGAGCCGGGCAACGGTGACGTGAAACCACTTGCGAGTTCTCTTTCCTTTGAGGGTGTGAACCTCAAAGTGGTGATGTTGAACCTGCCCGTAAACTAACGGCTGGAATTCTTCGGCCCAGTGGTAGTTCTTAACGCAGAAATACGGTGATTCGCACAAAAGGACCGCCCCAGAAACCGTCAAAACGGACTGCGCTTGCGCTAGTGCCTGACAAAGGGTGTCTGTGTTGCTCATGCCTAAACACTCGCACAGCCCGGGCGCGTATGCAAGTCGAAAGTTAGATTATCTTTTAACAGAGGAAGGCCAACAGATTTGTTATAATAATGATGGCACGAAGATTGCTCCGGTCGATGGCCTGCTGCCTATACGACTTTGGTCCGGGGCGATAAATCCAGCTAGGAATTTTCAAGTTCCGCGGCTCCCCAGTTCATTATTGCAACTCCGGGACTGAAAGACATAGACAGGAGGCAGCTTCTAGGAAGTCATTCACAGCGGATTGCCAGGGGGTCCACGGCCTTCTCATAGTTTCGCATCCCATCAAAAAACTTGAGTTTTCTCTTCTCCGGGGATAGTTCAGACTCTTGCCGAACCAACTCCAACGCCGCTATAACAAATTGTTTCCTCCACTTTCCTGTGGGGTCAATCTCCTTGAAGTCAATTCCACGCCATGCTTTTTGTGTTTGTGGGTTCATATTAATTCTTCGGGTTTCGGCGGAAGGATATGGACGCCTTTCTCCCATTGGCCGGACATAAAATTTCTCATTTCCCAGATGTGGTCTTCATCGAAAAATCTGCCGAGGTCTAGGCCACTAAGCGCGACTCGCGACATATACTTCCAGTAAAAATGCCACCCATCCATGAATCGGAAAACGGTGAACGATGGTTCGGCATTCCACGTCTCACCGAGAGCGAGCCGTTCAATCTTCTCCTGCCGCCACAGTTCAAGGGGTTCAGCCATGTTTATTCCTCCCGGAATCTGCGATTCAACTCGCCCCGGAGCATACGACGTATTCCCCAGAGCCGCTTGATTTCCAAGGCTTGCTTTATCAGCTTGTCCCGGACGTGCTGGCGCAGAGCGCGATTAAGCGCCTCCGCGTTCGGATTGCAAACGGTGTCAGCGTTCATTTCAATGTTCGATTCTAGCATAGTCGCTGGTGACGGCAAAGAAAAACAGAACAGCGAGAACGGCGAAAATGATATATTCCATACGCATGAGTAGGGTTACGGGTTATGGGGATTGTTACTTCCGCCATTGCCGGGGGTCCCGCCGTTACCAGGAGAATCAGGATGAGAATGTCCCGCGCTGGAACTGGTAGAAGTCGTCTGACTCGAACTATTTGCGGTGACAACTCCGCCAGACGCGTTGATATTATCGCCGATGTTTTTAGGGAAAGAAAGGCCAAGGACAGCCGCGCTGCCGGCATGGCCCACCGCCGAAATTGTGGCCGCGCCGAGACCAGGACCAGCATAGGTCTGCTGGATATTGACTTCGCCCGTATTGGCGTCTTTGGTTACGAGTGACGCAATGTTCGGACCACTGAAAGAGTTGGCGCGAACCCGATAGAATTGGACATTACCGACTTGTCCAATCTGCTTGACAGACGACGCACAGCCAGCCGCCATAAGCAGACTCACCGGGCCCAATAGTAGGAAAACAATACGTTTCATGCTCAATGGGCGCAGCGCGGAAAAAGGCCCAACAACAAGCCTTGGCGGGCGCTGCGCCCTATTTGTTTTCCGAAGTTCCCGTCCGTGCCTCGGAACTACTCACACCAAACTTATACCACAACTACCCCGGCGCGTCACGCTTTTCTTCACGAAAGTTCTGCGGGTTCCCATAAAACAAACGGCCTAAGCGTTTTCCCGGTAGTAATTCAGTTTGATAAAAACGTTCCTTCGATGCCATGACTGGCGGACACGGGCAATTATCTTGTCGTCCCGGTGCAGGAAATCGCCGATGATGATATACTTCATTTTAACGTTGGGTGCTGCCGTCGAGCACCGTAATTTCATAGGTCAAATTACATAGGCAAAGTTCAGCCAATTGTTCGTGACTGATTTGCGAGCCTACCAGGAAAGCTTTGATGCCTTCTGAATCTTCGAGGCGAACATCCGCGGCGCCGACAATCTTCTTGACGTCGTAATGCGGAAGCGCCTTGGGTATGAACAGCCCAGACTTGGTATCCTGTTCTTGTTTCTCTTTGTCGTTTCGGACGACGGTGACTTCGATTTTTTCTCTAGCCATTATGTTAATGTGTTAATGTGTTAATGTTTAAACGTTATGATTTGATTACCGCGGGAACGCAAAAAAAAAAAACGATAACGG